CTGATAGTAATTCAGCGGATGATGCGGTTTCGACAATAAGAGAATATAAGTCAGATAATCACGATAGTTATTTAGATGAGGCTCATCAGGGATCGTTCTCGGTTCTACTCGATGGGCAGAGAATAGATCCATTTGATGTAATCTATCCAGAAATTAATGATCAAGGACTCACAAGACAAAATTATGTTTCTGAAAATCAAAGAGAAAATGGTAAAGAAAAAGATAAGATATCTAATCCATTGGTAGGTTTATATAATGATTGTGCTGGTTTGGTTGGCGCAGGACCTTTGATCCCATCAGGCGGATTTATAAGTGATTAATAAAATGACATATATTAAGAGATAAAAAATGATTAAGCGATCTTACTCTACAATGATGTCCTATAATGTTTCTGCCGAGGAGAAGAAGCAGGCAGAAAAAGCTATGCTTGCTTTTACATATTGTGCTAAACAATTAAAACCTGCGGCGACACATTTAGATATCATTAAGACACCATTTAAGGATAATCCAGATATACCGGTAGAAGATATTATGAAAGCCCGCGCCGCATTGAGAAGATTTAGAGATAAGGCTATTGAAAACTTCAATAATTTTAAGAAATCAGCTTTCTATTGTGTTGATATAATGCAGATATTTTCTTCGGATACGCAGACAGTCAAAATAATGAAGTCATTCATATCGTCTATTGATGAGCTTGAAGAAAAGGTTAATTCTTTTATTGATCTTTTTAATGATCTTGAATCAAAAGATTTTACTAAGAATGTTGTTTCGATAGCAGAAGATATACAAAAACAATGCACACAAATAGAAGAGATTATTGAGGATAGAGTAAAATCGCATATACAATCAAATATTTTAGCAAAAAGTTGGGTTGATACGGTAAGTAATGAATTAAAAGTTAATGTTAAAAAGAAGGTTCCGCTGCTTATCGATCTCTATAATAAAAGACTTGATGATATGAAAGAGATAAATAAACAAAAAATCTGACAATATTTAGATATTAATTAATAGGATATTAATATGGCATTTTTTAAGACTGGTGACGGAAAAATAACAGATATAATTAAGATAGATGATCTTTCTGATCAGCAAAAGAAATCTATTAAGAAAGCGGTTGAAGAAGATCAGGAAAAGCAGGTTAAAAAGGATAGGAAAAACTAATGCTTATCAAACTTGGAGAATTAATAGATATTAGCAGTATAGAAGAGACATCATCTTGTATCTCTATGGTGAGTGATGAAGTCCTCGAAAACTTTAAAAAGACAGCTGGCTCATTAAGAAAAATAGCACCAAAAGCAGATGATTTTCTTTATTTTGTTGCCGTTATGATGCACGCTGCAGAAGCAGCTGCAATTAATCCTGATGGCTCGCCTAAATTAACGGCTCGTGGCGAACCAGTTAAAGTTGGTTGGGATACTCGTGGTGGAACTTGGCGTTGGCAAACAAATGATCCTAATATAATGCCCTTAAAAAATGCAAACCACGATATTTTCCCGGAAATTGAGCTTATTAAAGCTCATAAAAAATGGATACATAAACCATTGTGTGTTGATCATAAATCTAATTCAGTTGATCATACGCGTGGTTTTATTGTTGATACTTATTATGATCGCAATCTTAAAAGGGTAATCGCATTATGTGCTCTTGATAAGGCTAATTATCCAGACCTTGCGAGAAAAGTTGCAACAAGAATGCAAACAGCTGTATCTATGGGAGTCGGCGTTTCTGCCGCTATTTGCACTGAGTGTGCGAAAGTTGCCCGTGTCGAAGCTGATTTTTGTAATCATATGCGTAATAAGAGTGGATATGGTGAAATAAACACTGGTCTCAATCCAATAGAACTTTCCATAGTTGTTAATGGTGCTGACCCTGATGCACAAATTAAAGAGATATTTGCCTCAGCTAATACCTTAAATGCATATGTAGATAGTAAAGCTACTCAGCTATCCAAGATCGCAGACCTAAGATTTGAGGCTAATATAGTGGTATCTGATGAGGAACAAGAAGAAGGTCCTAAACAATCACAAATAAGTATATCATCAGATAGTATTGATCAATTTAAGAAAGATTTAGCAGATGCGACAGCAAAATTGGAAAATATTTACAATTCTGTAAAAAATGTTGAAAAAGATACTAATGATATTGCATTTAATCAATCTTCTGGCACTTTCGCTATGGACGAAACATCAATTCCACAAACAGATACATCATTAGCTCCACCAAATGCAAGGTATGCAGAAACAGATGAGTTAAAAACAGTTCTCACTTCTATTGGACAAAAACTGGACGACCTTAAAAACAAGCTTTCAATTTTCACAAATAAACACGAGGAAAATATGTCTTCACAAGCAATGAACAAAAAGGGTTATTATCAAGGAACTGAGGAACCAACTCCTGGTCAGCCTACTTATGAAAAAGATCCGCTTAATGAAAAAGCACGATCCGAAGATAAGCAGATGAATGGAGAGGGTCCTTTCCCTAGTGTTGGAGCTGTTGATGGAATGCATCCTTCTCCTCAAAGCGCTGGTGGCGGTGATGAACTTGAACGAAAGAAAATGTTAGCTCGTGCCGCAGCCGAGGAACGCGCAATTAAGCGTCAAGCAGCTGCTGATCTTGCTAAAAAAGCGCTTGAAGATAAGAAAGCTTATTTCCAAAATGGATTAGAAGCGAGTAATGTGAATACTCCCGCTCCTCATAAGGTCAAATATCCAATCGATAAACTTAATGAACAAGCTCGTGCAAAAGAAGATAAACAAATGGTTGGGCAGAAACCATTCCCTGGTGTTGGTGATGTTGAAGGTCTTCATCCAAGTCCAGAATCAGCAGAGCCCTCTGATGAGCTAAAACGAAAAGAGATGCTTCGCCGAGCTAATACATTACACGGTCGTTTTGTTCGTGCATCAAAATCTGATGGAGCATTAGATATTGATAATAGCACTTGGGAAGTTCGAAGAGGCGATGATCTTTTGCTTACCGCTTCTGTTAAAGAACTATCCGGTGGTCGCTCTGAGCTTATGTATGATAGCATAAATACTCCGGAGTTTGGACAAAAACTACTCGAAAAAGTTAAGGTTTATGGTGCCGAAAAAGCTAAGACACTTATTAAGAGTGGTCAAGACGCTTCTTCTGCTCCCGCAGCTCCTTCCGCTCCTCCGCCTGCTGCGCCTGTCGAACCAGTTCCAGCTAATGTTGGTGAGGATACAGGAAAAGATGGCGATCCAAAAGAAAACGCTCTTTCTCTTGCAGAAACGGTAAGAGATACATCTTCTGATCTCGTCGAGGCTGTTCGTTCATTGACTGGTGAACAAGCTGAAATGGGTGCAGGAACTGCCGATGGTATCGCTGCTTCCGCTGCAACAGATTTTAATACTCTTCATCTAAACGCGTTAAGAGAAGAAATAACCTCTTCATTAATAAGCGAGATGAATACTGTTATCGCTAAACTTAATTCACATGAAGAGGAATTAAAGTCAATCGCTGGCGTTTACGGGAAAACAATAACAGCTTCTGCTAAGGACCTATTAAATCCAGTTGCCGAAGACGCAATGAATGAGGCAAAATCAGCGGTTGCAGAAGGATTAGAACTACTTTCAGCTTTTGTTAAGTTTGCAAATGGGACTAATGAACTTGTCAAACGCGCAAAAATTGATGAAGAACTTAAAGCATTAGCAGAGGGAGAAACGATGGATAATGATGATGATCTTATGAATCTAATCCATGAGACAGACTCAGAATTAGATGACGTTAAGAATATGATGGATGATGAACATACTGGCATATCTGATGAAGGTCTTGACGGAATTGATGGATTAGGTGATTCTGATCTTGATCTTGGAACAGATAGTGATGTCGTCCTTCCTGATGACAATAGCCTTATGGCTACTCCCGATGAGGTTAAAGCTGGTAAATTGAATAATGTTCCAGCCGGAACGGATGTCAAAATAACATCAGCTTCCTTTGATACAAAAGCTTCACGCGCCGCTCTTCGTGCTAAGCTCGCTTATGATGCTACTGGCAAACTTGACGAAGGAAAACTTGAAGATGCATCAAGAATGAAACTTTCTCCAATGTTAGAAGAGCATCACAGACTGACTGATGGTCAAACTAAACTTGATACAAAACCCTCTGATAATCTCGGTTATGTTGAAGATTTAGAGGAAAGAAACAAGATAATGCTTGATGTTGCAAAAGCTCCACCTAAGGTTCGTAAAGAGGCTGAGGTTCTTAATAAGCTTGTTTCCGAAGGGAAAACAGACCCATCAGAGTTTGATTCTCTCATCGCGCAGGGACTTGACAAAGATGTAGTCGCTTACTGGAAGAAATATTATGGTCAGGTCGAGGGCGGAAGTGAGTTTGCTACAGAACTTCTCAAAGAACATGCGAAAGCTTCTCTTGAAGAGGATATGAATAACTATCGCGTTAAACTCGCGAGAGCTTATGAAATGACATATGATATGGTATCCCGCGGGCTCTGCCATGATGATAGAGTCTCTATATCTTCACAAGTTGATGAAATTATGAAGTTTAATGACGAGGGTTTTGAGACATTGAAGAGAGTAGTCGCGAGACACTCACCAATTATTCGCAAAGAAGCTTCTCGTCTTCCTAATGTCGGTCTCATCGGATCTGGTGATGTAGTTTCCACTCCGGTCGAAGATGAATGGGCTTCTCTTTCAGCGAAACTCGGCACTAAGAAAAGAATGTTCTAATCTTAAACATAAGAGGAAATAGAGGAAAACTAAAATGTCAAACAAAAGCGTCTCAGAATACATTGCTAAATCAATGGATACAATACTCAAAAGTGCAGAACATCAAGCTCTTTTTAATGCTAACTATAAGGTAGCATTAGCTGGTGATATTTGTGAAAAATGTAGCAAATGTCCTTGTTCTTGCAGTGATACTAATAAAGTAGATGATGTTGCTCAAGCTTCAGATACTAATGATGTTGTCGATAATAATGATGCAAAAGACGAATCTTCAAGTTCAGAAAGCTCATCGGATAGCAATGATGTCTCTGATATGGTATCATCAGCATATGATATCGCTATCGATAGTTTGCTAACTGCATCAGAAGCTCTTGATAATATAGGGTTAGAGAAAAATGCTTCGCTAAGCCTGAAACTTGCTTCTCTCGTCGTCGATGCAAAGAAAAAGGAAGTTGCTAAAAAGAAAGAAAAGAAAGATGGTAAAAAAGATAAGAAAGACGACAAAAAAGATAAGAAAGACGACAAAAAAGATAAGAAAGATAGCAAATCAACATCATCGAGCGGATCAAAATCAACATCAAGCAAATCAACATCAAGCGGAAGCGGCTCCAAAAAGCCAAATCCATTCGCTAAGAAAAAATAATTATGCCTATATTTAAGGTCGGTAGCTCAGAGCAGGAAATAATTAAGAGTATGCACTCTAACCTGATTAAAAGTCAGATAGAAAAAGAACACTCTTTTGATAAAATTGCAAAAGCTACCGATTTGCTTAATGATGCTGCGTTTATTTTTGAGAAAGCTGGTATGGTTAAAGAAGCTGCCGAGATTATAGATGTTTTAAGTGAAATAACTGAAAAAGTTCGAGGTAGAAATGATTAAGAAAAGTGTTTTCGAAGACGAACTAATAGCTGGTATGAAATATCAGCTTTCTAAACAAGCAATGGCTGCTGATGTAGATCATTTAGACAAAGCGGTAGACTATCTAAACTCTGCCGCATCTATATTAGATGATATTGGAATGGTTAAAATTGCTAATAAAGTTGTTCTTATTCTTGATGGTATTGGTAGTGGGGATGGCAAAAAAACTCATCAATGCTATCCGAATGGCGAGCCTGATAAACATACTCTTAATCTAACACCAGAGAAAATGGTGGAAAATCTAAAAGATCACGGAACTGTTTTCACTATGGATAAGAATGATAATAGTGAAGAAAGTGAAGAAGATGTTTTAGAAGTATCAGATGATTTTGATGAAGATTTTGAAGATGAAGCTGATTAAAAACTAATTATGAATAAGTTGATTGAAAATATTAATCTTTTTTGCAAATTAGCAAATGAAAATCACTACAAAGTCGATATGTCTAATGTGGCAAATATATTAGATATGTATAATGACGAAGATGTAAAAGATAAAGAAAAAATGGATTATGTTATATTGCCTCTTTCTGATATTCGCACGCGCCCAATATGGTCAAAAGAAAAATTGAGTATTGTTAAAAATAAAATACAGAGTGGCGTTCCGTTAGAACCTATAACTCTTGTGCGAAGCAAAAATGAAAAACCACCGTATAATATTAATGATGGCGTTCATAGAACTGAGGCTTCTAGACAGTTGGGAATGACACACATTCCTGCATTATTGCTGACATATTTAGAGTAATCACTTAATATTGTGATATATATAGCATTGGAGAACAATAAATGAGGTATTCCTATGCTTAGACTCGTTTCGATTAGTAATTCATTACCAGATTCTTATATATGCGATCCTAGTGCGTCGTTTCAGCCAGGAATGATTGCAGGTCTTGCAGTTATGGGCAACCAAATTGTAGCTACTGTTTCTAACGGATTATGTCCGCTTGGAATTATTGATGATATAAGAACACGCTCTTTTACTAACATCTCTTGGAATGAAGTTATTACCGTTAATGTCACTGGTGTTTTGTCGGGCGGAGTTTTGGTGAGTCCATATGATATAAAAGCAGAACTAAGAAAACCAAATATTATTCCGAAGAGCTTTTCATCTACCGTAGAAGTGGTCTTGAACCCTACAAATGGAGTCCTGTGTTTTCCAGCTGGAACTCCATTAAATATTGATGCAGCTGGAGTTGGATATCCTAGTGGAATAAGAACAATAGTAAATTATACGTACTATGTGGCAAATTGTCCCGGTGATGACTCTACGGCTGGGTCAGGTAGAATAACAATATGGTATAATAGAATGAGATTCCAAAGCGATCAGATTGAGTCCAATCAAGTGTTCCCATTAAATGCTAATTTATATGTTAGTGAAAACGGACTTTTAACAACAAGAAAGCCAAGCAAAGATCATCCTTCAATCGGCTTTGTAACTATGCCACCAAGTTCAGTATCGCCATTGATTGAGGCAATTTGGCTATGACATTATGATTCAATATAAAAGAAAGGAAAATAATATATGCCAAAGAAAATAATATTAGAACAATCAAAAATTGATGAAATAATTAGTTTATATAAAGATGGAAAGTTATTAAAAGACATCGCTTCTCATTCTCTCCGCAATGGAAACCGCCGCATTTATGCGGCGGAGGAATTGTGAACTATTTTTTATCATTTGTGAATAAGCTGATATATGTTAAGGTATGTTGTTGACTGTTTCTCTCAAATTAGAGAC